TTCCTCTCGGTCGCTTGTGCTTTCTTCTCCACGCTGTTCAAGATCAGTTCTCAGTGGACCATCGAGTCTTTCGACTCTAGGCACATTGACTCTGATCCGAGCAGCGGTTCCGTTACGACTCACCAGCAATCAATTTGGTGATGAGCGCATCGGAGCTGGCCGCGAACTGGGTCTTAAACCCAGTATACACAGCAAGTTGCTCGGCAGCCGTGTACCCAGCAGGAGGAACATCAAAGACGATGTAACAAGACATCGACACTTTGACGTTCTCCGCTGGAATAAACGGATCTGCCGTCAGCTTCGAGTGGTTGATCCTGAGCAGATGCCTTAACCGCTTCCCACTATCGTGGGAAGCAAGCATCTGAATCAGGCCATCCGCACTCAGATAGACGGTCTCGTCTCCCTCGGTTGAAATACGAGGAAGCGGGGTCGTCACAGCAGAGATTGTGACGGTCTGTGGATCTGTGAATGCCATAAGCATCACTCCTAGGACTCGAGGTTAATGTCGAGCCCCTGTACCCAAGGGTTTAAACTTAGGTACGTGGAAACGACATAGGGCAGACAACTTCAGAACACTCGGGTTATACCGAGTGCAGCTGAGATTGCCAATTGGCGCGGAGATAGACCATTCCAGTCTATCTCGAACCCAAATGGTGTGGCCTTTTCCCGGCGTTTGAATTCACTCCAAACGGTAACGGGAGAAGCGTGGCAAGTGCCATACGGTTTAAACCGCGGGGCACCAACCAAAGTGTAGGTTGTACTTTTGGAGCAATGCTCCATAATATAACCCCACTTCATCACCAAACCGTCGACAGCCCAATCCGAGAGATTTGAAACAACATCTCCCGCATTGGAAAACCAGTCGGCAGCCCACGTCCAAGGCAATGCGTTCCAGACAACTTCAGGCGTAAGCTCGATCCCCAGAAGGGGTCCAGCCTTAGCTGCCGCGCTCACCATCCCATTACGGCTATTATAGCCGGCGGGTAGGTGATACGTGAAAGCACCTGAAAACCAAACCCTACTATAGGTTTTGGTTGTCTTATAGAGCACAGGCCTTGGCTTTGAGAAATCGATGCAGTCAGACGGATCTGATGTATAAAGAAAACCATCAGAAGGTCCGACTACTTCGGTTACCTCGGTAGTC